AACCGATAGCATAAATCTTCCCCCAGCGAGGGCGAATACCTGCACTTTTCATATCATCATTAGGTAATAGAATACCGCTACTCAATATTCTAACATCAAAATCCATATCACATACTATGATATGGGCACCAATCGGCTTGAATTGGCTTTTGTTAAAACGATGTGGTTCAAATGCTAATTTCTTTTCTTCCATATTATTTCTTCTTTGAGGTTTTCTTAAGTTCTTCTTGTTTGATTTTTTCAACTTCTAAATCATCCTCAATTGATTCTTCCAATTCTAATTCTTCTGGGGTTAACTCAGCTAAATCAAGTGTTGGATTAGGGGAAGCATCTGGTTGAATTGTTGGTCTAGGTCTTTTAAGAGGTTGAGCAGAACGATTGCCTACCGTTTTGCTGTAGGCGTTACTAACTTTTTCGGTTACTGGTTTAATAACTTTACCAAATGCATCAATGGTATCTCCTCGTGCATTAATATTTTTAACATTGCCCACTGCTCTTGTTTTTTCATTTTTGGATACTAGTGCTGACATATCAACACTTTTTCCCATTGCGGATCTAACTATAGCCATTTTAATCTCCTTATTTTAAAAATTCATCTACCGATAATTGATAGTACAAACTATTTATACGATGAATTCCGATCAAATACAATACATAGCTTGCTACACTACTTCCCCTACCTACACCCCATACTATATTGTTTCTACGCATTGTATCAACAAGATACTTTAAATACTTCAATAACGGGAACATATTTCTATCATGGAACTTCAACAGTTCATCTCCTGCACGTTGTAATTCTTCTTCTGTTTTACATTGATCCAATATCCATTTAGCAATATCAATTTCATAGTATTCTTGAGGCATTTGCCATTGTGATTGATTTATTTCATCAAATTCTTCTAGTGATAGTTTGGTATCAACATATTCTACTAATATGGGTAGATTTTCATCTGATAAAAAGATGCTATCCAGATTTATTTGCTTATCAACTAAACAATTTTTTATTGTACGTGTTGGATCACGCATATACAAGTCACAGAGGTCATTTTCTGTGAGAATAATTTGTCCGTAATCGTCAGTTTTCATCTATGTATTATAGCATAGACTTTTGTGTAAATCAACTATAATGGTTGTTTTTCATGGTCATTACTGAAAATAATTTCAGTAGTAGTATATTCTTTTTGTTCCCAATCTAATCCAACACCGGACCAATCACCATGTTGTTTTATCAATCTAACAATTTTATCCTTTTTATTAGATTTGGTTATATCTGACATATTAGTAGAAGAATCACTCCACCAGCCCTTATTACCGAATGGGTGATTGGCTACAGTTTCTACATCGTATACAAATTTAACATCATCACTTAATCCAGACATAAGTGAAATATCAGTGATATGCAGTTTGCCTTCTGTTATTGCATTTAGTTTAAGCAATAACAATATGGTTATGATTTGGTCATATGGTTCGTCGGGTAATGTACAGACTTTGATATCAGCCTGCATATACTTTTCTATAGCTTTCTTTTCTGAATCTTGTACAAAGATACTATTACCCAAACATTCATGTAAGAAATAATGTATTCTGTCCATTGCTATATTTTGTTCTTTAATAGATGCTGTATCAACTTCCATTTTTAATGCAAGTTCATAAATGGTCATTAAGAATTCACCTTCAAAGTAAACCCCGGCTTGGAATGCGAATTCACGTTCTATTCTTGTTGCCAATTTGATCCTCTTTTTGTATTGATACTTGACCTTGAATGTTTTGTTTTTTCATAACCTCGTCAAGTTTTTTGCTGGCTTCATTACGATAACTTTCTATTACCATTTGAAGTTGATTGATAAGTGGTCTATTCCCTATGCGGTGAGCAAAGGTTAGTTTATTCATCAAATCAGTTAAACTAGTTTGAATTTCTTCTAATGTTTTTTCGGACAAGTTTTTCTTATCTAAGAATGGATGTTCCATTCAAATATTTATCACCAAGAAGATAGTGCGATTCTTTTCCAGATATCATTGCCAATAAAGATATTAGCAGTAGTAGCGGTTGAATTAGAACTCAATGTAACTACAGTATCAGCGACCCCATTTGTTCTGGATTGGCTAACTGTAATATTTGGGCTAGATATTGTTTTGATGTAATAAACTGTATTAGCTTTTAATTCGGCAATATTAGCTGTAAAAACTATTGGTGCATTTACCACTAAACTAGTTGTAGAATTCAGAGTGACTACGTTAGTAGTTACCGTGGTTGATATTACATTTTTTGGATACGCAGTAGAATTATAAGAATCAGTTGCAATATATACATAAGAAACTGGATTAGCAAACATAGTAGTACCTGAAGCATTTGCTCCAATAACAATGTTGGCTCCACCAATTGATGATGATACAGTAAATGTAGTACTTGAGACTACATTTCTTACGTAATATGTTGTTCCTACTACAAGATTGCCCGCAAGTGAAGTGCCAGTGAATACCACCGGTAAATCAGTATACAATTGTGTAGTGTTACCTGATGTTGTAAGATATGGATCTGTATTTGCCCCGGTGATTGTTATTTGATTAAATGATGGTCCAACTGCAATATCACCGTTAACATCACCTTGGAATCCTTTAGGAGAAATGAGTTTTTCTTGTATCTGAGTAGATTGTCTTGGTCTATTGATTGGAGTAATGTACAGTGTATTACCACAATCAGTAGAACTTATCATATAGTTAAGTTGTGTTACTCCATTTGGTACTGTAACAGTTGGTACATTATCAATATTAGCAAAGTTTTCAAGTAATATAACTCCATCATCATTGGAGATTACCAATTCGCCCGGGAAACTGATTACAGCATTAGCATTTGAAACTGATAGATTTAGTTGCACATTGCTTTGAGTACCAGTTGGTGCCCAACTACCAAAATTAATTGTAGTATTTGCTGCTACAGTACCATATTGCACGTCCCCCAATGATACATTTACTAAGACAGTACCAGCTAATGCGTTACCTAAATTATAAGTAGTGGCTCTAAAGCCACGTGTACTTGCGTTACTGATAAGTGTGTTAGCCATATCATTATTAATTGTAGTGCCTAGTAATGCTTCTTTAACTACAACTTTATTTTGTAGGTCAGTTATTTCATTGCCGGCGACATTTAAATTGTTTACGATAGAAGCAAAATTATCTCTGAATCCTTGGCTGTTATTGTTAACTCCCGGGACAGGATAATTTACATTTATTGCGTTTGTGTTGATTGTACTCATGTTTGTATTCCGTTATATATATTTAGTATTGCGATTCGTCCGGTAAAATAGTTTGTCTAGGGAATAACACATAAAAATCTTGGCTATTTAATGGATTGGGAGTAGGGGTAGCACTTGGTAGTCCGGTCCAAGCAGGTGGGTTTAATCCATTATCCCAATCATATGTAGCACTCTTATTAACTGTAAATCTATCAAGTTCAAAATTAATTTGATTCAATGAGTAATGTACAAAGTTACCTTGTGCGTTTGTATATCCCCAATTTGTTTCTATATTTGTTTTTATAACTTCCGCAGGACTTATTCCACCGGTTTCTCTTGGTTTTGTATAACATATAACCCAAGCCTGAGTATATCCCAATGTACTACCATTTTCTTGTTGACTTGTCATCCATTGCGGTAATAATGTACTATTATACACTTGTCCTAATACATCGGCTACTTGATTACGCATATTGAACAAACTATTAGGATATAACGTTATAGCATAGCCCGGAGTTAAACTGGTATAGAATGTAGGCTCATATATAATACAATCCATCAAACCTGTGTCAGTAGTTAATACCACAGCAGTCCCATTGTAGGGGGTAGTAGATACCGTGAATTCAGTTGTACTATCAACACTAAGAACATAATAAGTAGTACCTGCTTCAATGTTTCCAAAAGTAGTGCCGGAAAACATTATTTGTCTACCTGACAATAAACCCACAGTTGAACCGCAAGTAATCTGATTGGTTGTGGCAGCAGTAGCAGTTACACTTAACGTACTTCCCGGTTGACCAAAATAATAGCTTGTAAAAATATTAGTTACACTAGTATACCATGACCCTAAATTTAAATCTATTGGGCGAGGCCAGTTTATTTCAGCAGGAACACTTACACCGGACGGATTAACTAAGTTATCTATTACTTCACTATACACCACTTCATATATAATCTCGCCTGCATCATTTTTTGCCACCGCAGTTTTTAATTCACCTAAAGTAATATTTCTCCAATAGTGATTTTTTCTTTGTATTGCTGCAATATATTGATTTATATCACTAGCATATATTCCATACGCATGTTCATATATAACATTAGTAGCTTTTCCAAAATGAACGTCAGTTGGTCTATATAATAATAGAGGGTCTATTAGAGCGTCATTATCTAATAATGTATTAAGAAGTTGTCTATCCTGTATGCTAGGCGATGCTTCTATATACAATATGTCAGTTGGTTGATTATATTCTTGATATACATTTACTTCAAATGTTTTACTAGAAAATATTGAATTATATGTAGTTGAATATGCCTGTACTGTGAAACTAAAATTAGTAGTAGTGGATGCATCTAACATTTGTGATGTAGGTTGATCCGCTATAATACCTATTATTTCTCCGTTAGATAACAATTCTAAGTCAGGAGGTAATGATCCTGAAGTTAATCTATATTGTAAATCTTGTGTGTCAGATACTGCTTCAACTTTTAATGTACTGATACTACCGTTGTAAACAGTCCCTAAATTTTCAGTAGTAATCCATATAATATTACCTAATATATCAAAACTTAATGTAAGTGAGAAATTAAAATTACCTGATGTTATAGATGGGCTATTTACTTTTCTCACGCTTACTGTAAAATTATAATTAATTATACTCTTTACATCTAATATAGGATATCCAGTCAACCATCCTGTAGTTGAATTACCTGACATCCAACTTGGCAAGTTAGAGAATATATATTCTAAATTATTTCCATCAAAATCGTACCCTAACACTTTAAATGCAAAGTAGTTATCACTTTGAATTGTTCCTATTTGTGCAGCCTGTGTGGGTGGGATAGGTGGTAAAATATAATAACCATAATATGGATCATTATCAGTTGGAGCAATAACTAATGGTCTTGTATTTAATATAGTTGGCTGTCTAGTATTGGGCTGTAAACCTAATGTACCACCTTGACTTAAAGGCAAGTTTTGATTAGTAACGGTAATTGAATAAGAAGAAATGTTGCCACCAAGTGGGCTTAGTAGTCTTAAAACAAATGTATATGTTCTTTTTGTTGGTTGACCGGTTGATATACTTGGTAAGGTAACATTCATTGTACCCGATGCATCTGCTAGTGGCAATGTAGTACCAAATTCTGTAGCAGATATTGAAAATGAATTATTTGACGTATTAACTGCTCTTATATAATAAGTTTGATTGGCTACAATATCCCCGAATGTATTAGTAAATACAACCGGTCTTCCTATCATAGTACTGTTTATGGAATTGTCAAAACATGAAATATAATCAGTGGTTGAACTAGATGACAATGCTACAGTTGTTACAGTGGGTACAGTTAAATTAATTATTGGCGGAAGTGCATAGCCTTGAATAAGTCCTGATTCAGATAATTCAAGTCCCGGTGGTAATAGGCCTTCTTGCAAATCAACTATTACATTATTTGTTGTATCAGGATTAGAGTATTCTACTTGAATTTGTGTCCATGTGCTATCATTTACATTTTTTAATGAACCAGCGGGAGTAGTAAATTGTGGAACCGCGGCACCAGAAACAGTAATACTAAATGTTCTATCACGTATATTGCCCAAATCATCTGTAGCACGAATAGTAAATGAATTTGTAGTATTTTGTGTAACTAATGTTGGCACACCACTTATTAATCCGTTACTTGACTTCAATGTTAAATTAGTAGGCAGTGCTCCGGATAATAAAGTATATGTTACTGTAGTTGCCGGAGTCACTGGAGTTGCTGTAACCACAAAGGTCATAGTATATCCATAGGGATAAATTCCTATAGATCCTGCAGGGGTAATCCAAGTTGGTTGTGCCATATTAACTTGTTAAATAATGCATCGCTAATTCATAGTGATGTTTTCTATCTTCTAGTCCAATTGTACCACCATTGATACGCTTAGTTAATGTTACAAAATCACCTGAATCGCAGTATTGATTTAGTTTGTTGTTATCCCAAAACCATCCCGCACTTGCTACAGCACCGTTTGGTGTTTCTAAATAAGCTATTGTATCTTCTAAACTCATACCCAAGTCTGCTGCAAATTTAGTATAGTTAGCACGACCTGTTAATTGAATTAATCCACGGCCACAGAAACGATATCCATCACCTGATTCTTCTGGTCCATTACTCATACGATTAGCATATACACGATTAGCAATACGTTCTGGCTTTTTAGCATATTGATTTGCTAAATCTTCAGATGGGAAGTACTTCTTAAATGTTCCCATTAGTCCTTTAGCACTATAGTTTAAATTTTCTTTAATAGCAGTATATCCACCAGATTCATGTGCTGTTTGTGCTAGAAAGCCTGCTAATCTTGCTGGATTAACATTCATGTCATAGTATTCAGCCACAGTGTTTAGTGGTTCTAAGTATCCCTCAAGAATACTTGCTTTTGTACGGGGACACATATGTGTCAATAAATCTAAAGTTACCATAAATTATCCTGTTATGTATATGTAGCACCAACTGTATACCACTGTGTAGTAGTAGGTGCTATGAATTGTAATGTAGCATTTGATACTTGCGTAAATGCTGCATTCGCTGCTAATGAATTAATTGCCGCTCCTGTTGCTGGATATACTAATAAACTGTTAGCACTAGTGTTAGTAATAGTTAACACCATACCTGCTACTGCTGTTGGTAATACTACCCCGTTACCAGATGGTACAGTAGAAACAACATTCATCTGTTTGGTTAATGCCGTAGCAGTACCTTGATTGGTTCCTGCTGCTGTTATACTAGTAGCAACTGAACGTATACTAAATCCAGAAGTAGTAATATTAGCACCAAACGTAATATTAGAATTAGCACTATATGCGGTCAACGATATAGCACCCACAGAACCTGTTGCATTTTGACTGAACACACGGAAATTATTTGAACCGTCTACATCTAAATTCCATGTGCTATTTGCTTGTCCAGTAACACTAGATATACCTACCCAACCCATTACTAGTTGTCCACCTTCGCCACCGCTTGATCCAACTATTATGTTATCAACACCAATTATTCTACCGGTAGCGTTTAAGTTACCAACGTTGGCATTTGACGTTACTGCAACTGAACTTAATGTACCAACTGAAGTAATATTTGGTTGAGCATTTGTATAAACTGTACCTGCTACTAGTGCATTTCCTACTTGACCTGTGACATTAGCACCAACTAATGAACTCAATCCATTGCCGTTACCAGTAAAGACGCCGGTGTTTGCCGTGAATGCTACTGCTGTTACAGTGCCATTTACACCTAATGAGGTTAGTGTACCAACACTAGTAATATTTGGTTGAGCATTAGTTGTTAAGCTGCCTCCCAATGTAGTAAATACAGCGCCTGTTCCACCTATGTTACCTACGTTAGCATTACCAGATATATTAGCAGTACCTGCAATGTTAGCACCAGTGCCTGTAATTGTCATTGTTGTATTACCAACTGCTGCTATTGTTACATTACCATTTGCAGTAGCAATATATACATTACTATTACCATTTGCATGTGATCCAATCAAGTTACCGGCAGTTACATTTCCAGTAACACTTAAGCTAGTTAATGTACCAACACTTGTTATATTTGGTTGAGCATTAGTTGTTACAGTACCCGCTGTGCCTGCACTTACTGCATATGTTGCATTTGCTACAGTGCCACTTACATTAGCGCCGACAATAGAACTTAACCCATTACCATTACCTGTGAATACGCCTGTATTAGCAGTAAATGCTACTGCTGTTACGGTACCATTTACACCCAATGATGTTAATGTACCAACACTAGTAATATTACCTTGAGCAGCGGTTGTTACTGTACCAGCAGTTGTAGCAGTTGCTGCCGCTAAATTAGCAACAGTGGTAGTTGATGTTACAACTAATGGAGCAGTACCTGTTGCTACTGTTGAGATTAATTGACCAGTTACGTTAGCATTGCCACCAGTAATATTACCAGTTACAGCAAGTGAACCCAGTGTACCAACTGTTGTCAACCCAGAAGTAACAATTGCTGAGTTAAGTACTGTGCCGGTTAAGTTAGCAGCATTTGGAGCCATCACAACATTTGATGCTGCGGTTAATTGACCTTGACCATTAACTGTAAATGTTGCTACACGATCACCATTTCCGTATGAAGCTGCTGTTACAGCAGTATTGCTGATACTAAATGTTGTATTAGCTAGTGTTAATCCAGTACCTGCGTCATAAACTTGTGCAGTACTGAATACGCTGAATGTAATATTTGATGTGCCAAATACAATTGTTCCACTAGGGGCACTTACAATGAAAGCAGTACCTTCATTAATAGAACCAGCCAATGTAAAGAAATAATCGTTAATACTTATTTGTGTTGTACTATCTGGTCCATATTCGTCTGTATCAGTTGAACGGGTAATAGCAGTTGCATTAGTATAGTTGTAAACACCATTCCATGTTGCGTTTGCTTCGTCCTTAACAAGAATACGAGTACCCGCACTAGCAATATTTACAGCATCAATTAAAGTGAATGTACCAGTTGTACTAATATAAGCACCAATACCATTACTTGCTCCATTTGGTGAATTATATGCTGTTGCGCCGCCCGTTGCTACTGCAAGAGTAGTCGTAGTTGCTGCGTTAACTGGCTGGTGATATGTAATACCAGTTGTAATTTGTTGGTCAACATATGCTTTTGTAGCAGCATCTTGATTACTAAACGGGTCTTTAACGTTAGTAATGTATGTGCTATTAGCATCAACATTGCCTGTACCATTTGGCTTCAAGTTAATATTTGTATTAGTGCCACCAGATGTAATCGTAACAGCACCGGTACGACCTAAGATATTATCTGTTATTACATTACCATTTGCTGTGGCGTTACCTGAAACAACTACATTGCTCAATGTACCAACACTAGTGATGTTTGGTTGTGCGGCTGTTGTTAGTACCGTAGTTGAATAATTTGCCGTTAATAAGTTACCGGCATTAATGTTACCGGCTGATATATTTCCAGTAACACTTAAACTAGTTAATGTACCAACACTTGTTATGTTACCTTGGGCGGCTGTTGTTACTGTACCTGCTGTAGTAGCACTACCTACAGTACCGGTTACATTAGCACCAACTAATGAACTTAATCCATTGCCGTTGCCAGTAAATACACCTGTATTTGCTGTAATATTAACTGCGGTAACTGTACCATTTACACCCAATGATGTTAGCGTGCCAACACTTGTTATATTTGGTTGTGCTGCGGTTGTTAGTGTGCCGGTAAAGTAGTTAGCAGTAGTTAAATTACCTAGATTAGCATTAGTTGATGTTATATTACCGGTTACTGCTAATATGTTAGTTGATTTATCAAATGTTAGGTTAGCACTTGCACCCGGTGCATTTGAATCATTGAAGATAACTTGAGTATTAGATCCTGCTACTGGACCGGTGCTACCAGTAGCACCAATATAACCAGTTGCACCAGTTGCACCAGTTGACCCTATGTATCCCGTAGCACCCGTAGCACCTGTTGCACCAGTGCTACCAATTGTACCTGTAGCACCTGTAGCGCCTGTGCTACCAATTGTACCTGTAGCACCTGTAGCGCCTGTAGCGCCTGTGCTACCTATCTCACCTGTTGCTCCGGTAGCACCTGTACTACCTATTGTACCAGTTGCACCTGTAGCACCTGTACTACCGATTGTACCTGTTGCGCCAGTTGCGCCAGTAGCACCTGTACTTCCTATTGTTCCTGTTGCGCCAGTAGCACCTGTACTTCCTATCTCACCAGTAGCGCCAGTTGCACCTGTTGTTCCTATGTATCCAGTAGCACCTGTAGCACCAGTGCTACCTATCTCACCGGTTGCACCAGTGGCGCCAGTTGTTCCAATATAACCTGTTGCACCTGTTGCACCAGTTGATCCTATTTCGCCTGTCGCCCCGGTAGCACCTGTACTACCTATTGTGCCAGTTGCTCCTGTTGCGCCCGTGCTACCTATCTCACCGGTTGCACCAGTAGCACCTGTACTACCAATTGTGCCTGTAGCACCAGTAGCACCTGTACTACCAATTGTGCCAGTAGCACCAGTAGCACCTGTTGATCCTATCTCACCTGTTGCTCCGGTAGCACCTGTTGCTCCTATCTCTCCGGTGGCACCTGTTGCGCCAGTACTTCCTATTGTACCTGTTGCACCTGTTGCTCCAGTTGATCCTATTGTGCCAGTTGCACCTGTAGCACCTGTACTACCGATTGTACCGGTTGCACCTGTTGCTCCAGTTGATCCAATATATCCTGTAGCTCCTGTACTACCATTATATCCTGTAGCGCCGGTGATACCCTGTTGACCTGTTAACTCAGTAATCCATGAACTAGAATTACCACTGACTGAAGTTCCACCTGCCCCTAATATATCAGCATTTATTGACCAACCAAATCCACCTGCATATTGAATTAATGTAATACGACCATAATAGTAATATGTAGAACCACTAGTTTGGTCAGATAACAAGATATAGTTACCAACAGCAAATGCTCCTGTCCCTGGTGGCTCAGGTACATACCAATATACATTAGTTCCAATTAGAGAATTATCAGTAGGCCAATTCTGCCCACCAACAAGCGGAGTGTATCCTAACCCAGTAGCACCTGTTGCTCCAGTAGCACCCGTTGATCCTATCTCACCTGTTGCTCCAGTGGCACCAGTTGATCCAATATAGCCAGTAGCACCAGTAGCACCTGTACTACCTATTGTACCTGTTGCGCCTGTAGCGCCAGTAGCACCTGTACTACCTATCTCACCTGTTGCGCCAGTAGCACCTGTACTACCTATTGTACCTGTTGCGCCGGTGGCACCTGTACTACCTATCTCACCTGTTGCTCCAGTGGCACCAGTTGATCCAATATAGCCAGTAGCACCAGTAGCACCTGTACTTCCTATTTCACCAGTAGCACCTGTTGCTCCCGTTGCTCCATTGTAGCCAGTAGCACCGGTGGCACCTGTACTACCTATCTCACCTGTTGCTCCAGTAGCACCAGTTGATCCAATATAGCCAGTAGCACCAGTAGCGCCAGTGCTTCCTATTTCACCAGTAGCACCTGTTGCTCCTGTGCTTCCCGTATAGCCAGTTGCACCTGTTGCTCCTGTGCTTCCCGTATAGCCAGTTGCACCCGTTGCGCCTTCATAACCAGTTGCACCTGTAGCGCCATTTAAACCAGTTGCACCTGTAGCGCCTGTTGTGCCTATATCACCTTGAGGTCCAGTAGCGCCTGTAGCGCCATTTAAACCAGTTGCACCTGCTTGTCCTATTGATCCTGCTAGATTGACTTGCCATGCAGTGTATGGACCCGGGCCACCTACTGTTGTAGTGATATTCGCTACCATTGCCCCTGTCACAGAGTCATAACTATCCACAGTACCATTCATGTAATTAGAGCCATCATATGCAATAATAACATTTTGTCCGCTTGTGTATGATAATCCTGTACCAATCGTTAATGATTTACTTGCTACAGTGATAGTTAAACTAGTTGAACTTGTTGAGGCGAATCTATCACTTATACCACTAGCACCTGTAGCACCGTTATATCCAGTTGCACCAGTTGCACCATCATACCCTGTAGCACCTGTTGCACCCGTAGCACCCGTTGTTCCAATATAACCCGTAGCACCTGTTGCACCCGTAGCACCTGTACTTCCTATCTCACCTGTTGCACCAGTAGCGCCGGTCGTACCTATGTAGCCTGTTGCGCCCGTTGCACCAGTGCTACCTATTGTACCGGTTGCACCAGTAGCACCTGTGCTACCTATCTCTCCAGTAGCGCCAGTTGCACCGGTACTACCAATTGTACCTGTTGCACCTGTAGCACCTGTTGTTCCTGAATATCCAGTTGCACCTGTTGCACCTGTACTACCTATCTCACCTGTAGCACCTGTAGCACCTGTTGTACCTATGTATCCGGTAGCGCCTGTTGCACCTGTACTACCAATTGTACCCGTTGCACCCGTTGCACCTGTTGATCCTATCTCGCCTGTTGCACCAGATGAACCTATTTCTCCGGTAGCGCCCGTCGCACCAGTTGACCCTATGTATCCCGTAGCACCAGTCGCACCTGTTGAGCCTATATAACCCGTAGCACCGGTTGCACCCGTAGCACCTGTACTACCTATCTCACCAGTGGCACCAGTGGCACCTGTTGATCCTATATATCCTGTTGCGCCTGTAGCACCAGTACTACCTATTGTACCTGTTGCTCCAGTAGCACCTGTACTTCCTATTTCACCTGTAGCACCTGTAGCACCTGTTGATCCTATTGTACCTGTTGCGCCCGTTGCACCAGTGCTACCTATCTCACCAGTGACACCCGTAGCTCCAGTTGATCCTGGAGGTCCTTGTATATTACCTACATTATTCCATGTTCCACTTGCTTTAACCCATAGATCACCCGTATTTTCATCAATGACCCCATCGCCATTAGATGCGCTAGGGAATGCAGCATTTAATGTTGCCTGCGGGTTAGCTCCTACAGTTGGTACGCTACCAATAATTGTTACGCTAGTACCATCAGCACCAGTTGCACCTTGAGCGCCTGTAGCACCTGTACTACCTATTGTACCTGTGGCACCTGTTGCTCCGGCACCAGTTGCGCCTGTTGCTCCGTCAGTACCAGTGGCGCCTGTTGCACCTGTACTACCTATCTCTCCAGTAGCACCTGTAGCACCTGTACTACCTATTGTGCCTGTTGCTCCAGTAGCACCTGTTGATCCTATCTCTCCGGTGGCACCTGTTGCGCCAGTACTTCCTATTGTACCTGTTGCTCCAGTTGCACCTGTTGTTCCTATGTATCCAGTAGCACCTGTTGCTCCTGTACTACCTATCGTTCCTGTTGCTCCAGTGGCACCGGTTGTTCCTATGTATCCTGTTGCTCCAGTAGCGCCTGTGCTACCTATCTCACCTGTTGCTCCAGTAGCACCTGTCGTTCCTATTTCACCTGTTGCACCAGTAGCACCAGTTGCTCCATCATATCCTGTTGCGCCAGTACTACCATCATATCCTGTTGCGCCAGTACTGCCATCATAACCAGTAGCACCAGTTGCTCCATCATATCCTGTTGCGCCAGTACTGCCATCATATCCTGTTGCGCCAGTACTGCCATCATAACCAGTAGCACCAGTACTGCCATCATAACCAGTAGCACCAGTTGCTCCATCGTATCCAGTGGCACCAGTTGCGCCATCGTATCCAGTAGCACCAGTTGCGCCATCGTATCCAGTAGCACCTGTAGCCCCTTCACCAGTAGCACCTGTAAGGCCTGTCGCACCCAAGTCACCGGTAGCACCTACTTCACCAGTAGCACCTGTAGCACCTGTGTCGCCAGTAGCACCAGTTAAACCAGTGGCACCTGTATCTCCAGTGGCACCCATGTCACCAGTCGCACCTGTAAGTCCTGTAGCACCAGTTTCTCCCGTGCCCGTGGCTCCGGTTTCGCCAGTAGCACCTGTAGAACCGGTGTCGCCAGTAGCACCGGTTAAACCAGTGGCACCTTCACCGGTAGCACCTGTTAATCCAGTTGCACCAGTTGAACCATCATATCCTGTAGCACCAGTCGTACCAGTCAATCCAGTGGCACCAGTTGTACCAGTCAATCCAGTAGCACCTGTTATACCAGTAGCACCTTGTAAAGCAACAGCAAACACGCCATTACCATATAATACATTTGCTGGACTACCGTCTAAATTTAGAGTAGCAATATTACCTATGCCACTAACATTTCCTACAGCAACTGAATTGGCAGTACCTGCTATAGTAGCATATGAAGCATTAGCTACAGTACCAGTTACATTAGCACCAGTGATGTGATTTAATCCTGCACCATTTGCTGATATATTATCTACTGTTAATGTATTAGAAGTATTATTGAATACAAAATTAGCACTAGCGCCAAAACTACCAGCATTATTATATTGAACTTGAGTATTACTTCCAGCAATACCACCACCTGCTCCGACAGCAGCCCAAGATAAATTTCCTGCACCATCTGTTATTAATGAGTAGCCTGTTGTGCCACCGGTAATATGAACATTACTTACTGAACCCAATGCTACATTTGCTGTATTTGAGAAATTAACTGCCCCGTTACTAGTTAATCCAGTTAAAATTCCCAATGAAGTAATATTTGGTTGTGCGTTTGAATTGCTAGTAAAGGTACCATTGAATGAGGCTAATCCATTACTTGGAGTAGCAAAGTAATTACTTAATACTTGTTCTGGATTGATATCAATGTTTAATTGTTGTGCAGAACTTGTAATAGTAACATTACTTTGTGTATTGTCTGATCCTCTACCTACTCTTAGTGAAGTAGTAGATACTTGTAAACATGCAATATTAGCTGAGATAACTACATTGCCAGTTGGATTATTAACTGTTATACCAGCACCAGGTGTTCTATTAACAGAGGTTACCGCAGCATCTGCGTTAGCATTAAAAAGTTGTGTGAAGTTATCTTGTGTCTTTTGAAAAGCCGTTCTTATCGCATCCGCAGAAGGATCATCTGGAAACGTTCCAAAATCTATGTTATTTTGACTCATGTTAGTGTTACCTATTTATAATGTATTTATCGTTATTTGAGAAACGGTGACCCAAAAAAATACCCGACTATTGCCGGGTATTTTAAAGTACGATTCTTTTATAGACCGCTTAATTTTCTATAGTCTTTTAACAAATCATTAGACTCTTTCATTGGACTACCTAATCCATCAACGCCCATACGACTCTTTTGACCTGATATAACTGAAACTGTTGTTTGACCAGTAGATTTTTGTTTATTCAATCCACCACTGATAACTTTAGTCATAAAATCAATGTCAGCTTCAAAAGTATCATCTGCGCTATTAGCGTATGACTCATCTACTTTTTTGTCTTTCTTGTATTTTTCGTCTTTCTTGTCATCATACTCTATGTCTTTAGTAACTTTCTTTCCTGCTTTCTCTGCTTTGTTGTCGTCTTTGCCTTTATGACCTTCATCATATTCAATATCATTGGCAACTTTTTTACCTGCTTTCTCTGCTTTCTCATCTTTCTTTTCAGTTGATTCTTCTGAAAGCATTGATATTTTTCTGAAAAGATTAAAGAAACTTGATTCTGACATTGTTTCGCATTTGCAAGGTTTGCAATCACATTTGTTACAAGTGCCTTCCTCTAATTCTTCTTTGCCAGCTTCTTCACCAGTAGTATCTTCTTTGCCTTCAGTGGGGCTTGAATATACTTCTCCTTCTTCTTCATCTGCACCTGCATCCGCTGTTGCTAATGCTGAGTTAGCCGCATCATTGCCTTGTCTAGCATTAGTAGAGTTAGCTGAACCATTATCAGGAGCATTTTCAGGAGCATTTTCAGCAACTTCAAATTCCATTTGATCTTCTGATTCTACTTCATCAACAACTTGTTGACCAGAACCACATTGATGATTCTCTTCCATCATGCCGCCACATTCATTGCAAGTTTCTTCTTCACCGTGCATATGATCTTCTTCGCCTTGACCTTCTTCATTTTCATAATCACCGCCACTTTGCATCTCACCGCCACCAGACAATTTCTTCATCAATGCCATCATACCGTCATGGTCATCAACTACACTGATACCACCATGAGCACCTGCTGAACCTTGTGGAGCGCCATAACCATTTTGTTCATCACCGCCAAACAAGCCCATGCCTGCTGATTTGATGATAGATAACAATTGATCTGCTTCACCGTCTTGTGCTGATACACTTACTGAATCAGGAGCACCTTGCTGACCTTTACTGATTGAAACAGTCATTCCTTCAGATACTTTTTCTTCACTTTCTAGTAAAGAATTTAATTGCTTGTCCAATGACTCAAAAGCAAATTCATCTAAATTTGAATCATAACTTGTTCTGTCTGTAAATGTACTACCACCTACTTTAAACTCACCACCATGTGGTGTTTTAGCAAGACCGGCAGTGAAAGCAGTGCCTTCATCCATCTCACCTTCACCCATTCCAAATGCTGATTTAACTGCTGATTTAATACGGCGACCAAAAGTTTTTGGGGCATATTCTGGGTAGCCGTTTAGTGCGTATTCTACATTTTTAGGAGTGCTCCCGTATCGTTGAGCAATTTGTGCCACTGCTTGTTCATGGGTCTTGCCTTCATCTCTTGCAGAGCAATATTGATCATATTGAATATCGTCTCCCATACCTTCATCTACTGCGCCATAGCTAGCCATTGTATCTACTTCAGAACCAGGGCCCATCTCATCAACTGCGGTACGACCTAGTATTGGCATTTGACCATAGCATTCATCTAAGCCTTCTTTAAAGCCATCATGGTAGCAACGTGCTTCTTCCATATCATCGTGTGTACAATTGTATGGCATTTTTCTTAGTGCATGACTCTTACCTTCAAGTCTTGCTGCTTGTAAATGATGTTCCATACCTTCTTTCACTTTCTTTTTCTCAGTTTTCTTAGCAAAAGGATTTACACCTTTCTTAGGTGCTGCACCTTTTTTCTTTGTATCGTTTGGACCTTTACCATCTTCAGCATAGTCAGGAATACCATTCTTGTTTGCATCTGGTTTTTTCTTAGTATCTTTCTTAGCGAAAGGATTAACACCTTTCTTGCCTTCAAAAGTTAGTGGGCTTGATTGAAAAGCAGTTGGCGGGGCTTCTGCTTCACTCATTTTCTTTAATTGTGCGCCTGCAATTTTTGTAGCAGCTTCTTTGCCATACTTAGGTGTTAGTTTGCGAACTAATGCGTCAAATCCTGTAGTAGCATTGTTGTGCTTGCCTACATCTTTTTCAGTTACTTTATCACGGCCAGTAAACTTATCCCATGCATCGTGATCCAATGTATTTGCTTGTCTCGGTGCTGAAGCAACCTGCGTTGCTGGCTTAGGTGTCATACGATTAGGTTGACCTGATGGTGCTTTTGGTGGGTTGGCAGCATTGATAGCATCAACCTTGTCATCATCATATGGATTGCCCCACATTTCTTCAAGGCCTTTGCCGTCACCTGCAGTAGGAATCATTTTCCATTGTTTAGGAGTATTACCCTTATCTTGTTGTGCCCTAACCATTGAGTTTTCATCTTCATATCCAGTGCTGTCATGACCGTAAGCGGCTGATTTAGCTCCAATTCTATTAATACGATAATCTTTGTTACCTATTCTATTATTTTTTACTGCGGCAGCAACTTCATCACGTTCAGCCTGGTTAGTAGGTCTTCTTATGTGAGATGTATCAGGTTCAAATGCAGACTTCTTTGGTGTTTTCATCCAATCCGTCGTTGCGTAGCCAGCACGAACAGCTTCATCCATTTCACCTTCGGCCATGCCTTGTTCATCTCCGCCTAAAGTAATATCACCCTTTTGAAAGGCTGCTGCTGCTTGTGGATTTTTTGCTGTTGCTACAACTTTACCACTAGCATCTTTAACTGCAACTGCGCCTGGCATAGGAGCTGTTGTGTATGCGTCAGCTTCATTCAATACTTTATCTAATTGATCAAGGTATTCTTTTAAACTATGTTTAACACTAGGCTTACCTGTTGGCTTAGGTGCTTTGCCCATGCCCATTGCTTTGCTTAATTCTGAACTGTCATATGATTTGACTTCACCTGATGAATCAGCATTCTTTGGAGGACGACCTTTACCACGCTTAACAGCAGGAGTAGCAGCTTGACCCATTTTAGATAAACTTGCACGACCAACACGGTTACCATACTGATCTTTTACATCTTCTGATCCGTGTTTATTTCCGTATCCACCCGGCTCTGATGTGTGAACTTTACCTTTATCAGTAGTAGTTGATGCTTCTGATAGGTTGTCGAATGATTTTAATATATCTCTGAAATCCATTTTGTTTTCCTTAAGGGTTATATGCTGCGCCAGTCTTTGGCTTTGGTGGCATTTTGATAGTACTCATTGGGCTTTTATCACCTAACTTCTTATCATCTAAATACGGTTTGAACGGGTCAAATGCATCTGGTGTCTTTTTACCTGCATATTGCATATCAATCTTACTATCTTTAGTCTGGTCTTTAATGCTTGTTAAGTATGAATCACCATAAGCCTTGCTCGCTTCTTTAGATCCATCAGCAGAGCCCATTTCATTTTTCATCAAGATAGGTGTATCAGCCATTTCGTTTTCATATTGTTGATATTCGTCATTGACGCTATCATCATATTTTGTACCAACGACACGTACCATATTAGTATTATATCCTAGTAGTTGAGCAATTTGTTGAATCATTGGCTCTGTTGCTGGATATCTGAATTCAGCTTTAATAATAGTAACCGGTTGATTACTCATATTAGGGAACCCGTATGGATCCTTTTGTATGGGAGTTGATTTTGGATCGCTAATCTGTATAGGATCGAACTTGTTCAAGTTGTAGGTAAACAACTCAAGGAAGTTTTTATCAACTTCACCTGCAATTTTTATAGTGTAATTATATGTATGTACACTTTCTGCAATGTATTGTTTAAGGCTTCGCATTTTTTATTCCTGTATTAATTATTTATCATTATTCCGTGTTTTTATTCAATAGGGCCTTGAGCAATTCGTTACGGTCTAATGACTGCCCTGCTCCCAACGGGGTAGCTTCTATTTGTTCTTCTTTTGCTTGTTGTTTTTGATCCAATTGTGCTTTTTTCAACTGTAAATCAATCATTTTTAACTTCTTATTTAGTTTAGCAGTTTTTGCAGTAATAGCATGACCTAACAAGTTACTTGCTACCCCAAATATTTCACTACTAAATCTGCTGTCGACCTGCATACCTAAATCCATTAAATCTTTGTAACTAGCAGTAGCTAGATTAGCTAATTCATCCATTTCAACATCTGCGGATTCTAGTCCACGAACTTGAGGTAATGCTTGTTCTATTTTTTCTAAATTGCTATATGCCGCTGTAGTGATTTCTCTGGCACCTTCAGGAATAGGGTTTCTAAGTTCATCAATCTCAGCAGGGGTCAATTCAAACAGTTCTTCAAGTTTCTTTGTCATAGAAGTATTTATTTACCTTTTCTACCATTGTAGAAAAGATCATCTTCGGTAATGACACGAAACGCATATCCTTGTTGTTTACAATAGGCCATAGCTGCGGCCCATTTAGCGTGATTGATTGCTACTATCATACGATCTCTCGCACTAGCAGTTTTACTTTCAATTAGACTTTGTTTTTTAGGTTTGATTTCTACAACTTCTGCAATCTTCTTGCCGAATTTGTTCTCATACATTACAAAAAAATCGGGGATGTAATTTGTTGGTTTACCTGTCAATGGGTGACGATATGGGATACGTAATGATTCACTAGCCCAATATATGATATGATCATTACTATCACAAAATGTCATAAACGTAAGTTCCCAACCTGAACGATATTTAGGTTCGTGTTTACCTACGTATTTGTGTCCATTTTTTGGAGTGAAGGTACCTTGTGCAAAATTAGCCATTTCATTGTACTATATTTCTAGCCACCGGATAATTAGGCTGTTGAATTGAACCAATGCCATATAGTGATGTTTTTGACTTAAAACTATTTAAGTAATAAGCCAAAATTTGATTCATTTTTAATTTATCTCCACTACTGCTTTGTAATTGTTGAAGCAAATCCAAAGCACTAATTTTTGTTTCTTGTGCTACTCTAAACAATATTGCTGTAAAATTATTTGCTATACTTTTAGTATCACATATATTTATAAAAAATCCATGAACAATATCATATTGACTAGTAGGTACTACTAAATCTACCGCATAAAAAGAGTCAAATATTCTAATTGTTTGATCAAATGTAGTTCTATTATCTATTGTAGCCATTTTTATCCCCGACCAAATATTGTCGGACCTGTATTATTTTGACTTCCGGCATTATTAGTTGCACCGATATTAGTAGGACTTTGTTGTGCTACAGGAGGGGCGCCTGCTGTTCCTTGATTACTAGGTGTCGCTCCGTATATAGGTATATCAATTAATTTTGTTCTTGTGGGATTGTCAGCATTATTTAGTGCATTCTGAATGCCTGTTGTAACTTCTGCTTTTAGTGTGTTTACGTTAACATTTTTAAGACCATTAACAACAGATCCTGCAGTTTTAATTGCACCTAAGAAATTACCACCGGCCAATTGTGACATTGCACCACCTGCGCCAGCCACTAAACCATTAGAACCCAATATATTACTGTTAGAACCCGGTGTTGCAATGGGACTGAGTTTTCTATCATAACTAGCTTTATCACCAAACCCTGTTACAATGTTTTCAGGAGTATTACCATCCAATGAACCTTGATTATAAACTACAGTTTCATAATCTACGGACATACTGTTTTGCATGACCCCGCCGCCCTCATCATAATTATATGTATCATGACCGAATCGAGTAATGATAGGATTAACAAGTGTGTACGCAATAAAATTATGTTGTGATAATCCAAATACAGTTATATTCTTAAAGAAAGGTAATTTAATTGGATTAGGGCCAGTTGGAACATTTGTCTCACCTATATATCCCCAATCTTCTTGTCCACTAATGCTCGGTTGATATTGTGTTCTACTATTATAATTTGCAGCAGTGGCACCTGCAACTCCGCCCCCACCTTTAACTTCGCTATCAGGTTTCCCGCCTCTGGATCCAGCAAACATTACTTTGGGTTTTGTTCCGTCAGAATAGTAGTAAGTATAATATCTATACCATAGACTATTGATTAGATTATTATTATCATCGTGAAAAGTGATATCTATTGGATCGTATTTGATTTTAGTTTGTACTATTCTTTTACGATTATATTGGTTTAGTTCATGTGTAGTAAAATTAAAGCTAGGTAATTTTACAGATTTTACTAGTATACCAAAATTAGATTTTAATGATGTAGCTGTTTCAAAGGCATCAGTATTAACATCAAAATACACGTGGAAAAGGAATTTAAATTTGGGTGCGTTTTGATAGTACCCAGATTTAAAGGTTTTGCTTGCGTGAGTATAGTCTCGTACATAATCATTGCCGAAGAATCCTCCGGCAATGTCATTCAGAAACTGGCCAATTGCTCCGGGCATTTTAACCCTTAGCTATTAACCGCCAGAGCCGATACCAGTTGCTGCTGCGCCTGCTAGTGTACGGCCGATGCTTGCGCCAACTCCAGAACCAATTGGTGCTTGAATTGCGTTATCGTAACGAATTGTCAATGCTATTGATACTTGATCACTAGTACCATAATTCAATTCGTTATAGTTAGCAGCCTGAACAAAGCAACCATATAGTTCCCATGTTTCTAATACTACTGGTGCAGAAGCGCCGTTACCACCGTCTAGCATTTCAATGTTCATTTGGAACTTGTAATCTTGACCGGTAGCCGCTGATGCTTGCTCAACAAAGTCTAATTGCTTTTGAAGTTGTTGTCCAACTGCTTTAGAAACTGTACCACTTGCATCGTCACGAATGGTGACTGCAAGAGTTTGCCACTTGTGTTTACCTGCCAAATACATAGTTGAGTTGTAAATGTTTAAGGTAACTTCATCAAATGATACGTTAGGTCTTGCACATTGCATAACTTGTTTAGTTAGTTGCAAGCCGCCGGCTGCATCTACGCCAAAGTTTAGAAAGTTAACTCTAAATCTAAATTGTAATTTGGGCATTAACAAGCCCTGATTTCCACCGGCGTTGTCAGACGATACGGTCATGTTGAACAATGATTGTGAGGCTGTTGCCATTTTTTAATCTCCTGTATATTTATTTATCATTTAAAATGAGTACCTTTCGGTACTCATTTTTACTTTACTTTACCCAGCAAGTTCGCCTGTATTCAAGATACGAACTGGGATGTAGATGAATTCAGCTGCCTTAACAGGTTCAACTGCAACGTCAACCCACAATTCATTTCTATCGATTCTAGAAGGTGTGTTGTTTGATTCATCACATATTACTAGATAATCGTAAATACCACGTTTAGCAACCAAGTCAATCATCAATGATTGAACTACACCAGCAATCTGCTGTCTAGTCAATGAATCATTTGGCTCAAATACGAACGGTCTTGCTGCTAATGTCAATTGTCTACGTATGTAGGCAACTAAACGTGCAACGTTTGTTCTATCTAATGCGCTTGATGAGTTATAACTTGTTTTGTTACCATAGTTTAACAAACCGTTACCAGTAAAGAATACTAATGGATTAATGAAGTTGATATATAATACATCACGAATACCAATGTTTGTCTTAGTAGTTTCAAACTCACCGGTCGTTCTGTTTAAGTAACCAATGTTTGTTGCATTGTCAATAATACCGCGGCGTGTTCCTGCTGCTGCGAACCAAGGATAAGCAACCGTATCGTTACGAATAAATGTACGTAGCATCATGTGACTTGGGGGAACAACAACTAAGTTACCACTTAGGTCTGATGTAATACCACTTGGGTAGAACAATCCTAAATATGTATCACGAGTTACACAACCTTCTTCACCGGTGCTTGTTGCGCCTGCTGCATTAGTTGCCCATGCTTGAATTGCAGTTGCACTAGCAGGTAATCCCAGCGGGGTGTCACCTAATATATAACCTGTATCACCGCGATCATTGTTTAATACGACCATGTTAGGTTGTAGTTCAGGATAGTTTGGTGTAGCCATTAAGTTGAAGAAGTTATCTTCATCACGTATATCAGTATTAGTATCTATTACTGAACGTAATGATTTAACGACCATATTACGTTGTGCTGCACGACCCATATATGGTGCACCGTTATCCATCAAACCGCTCTCGCTTAACCAAGTAGCGGTTACTGTTGGATAGCTTGCTTCACCGGGGAAATTAACACTATTAAAGTAATTTGATTTGTATGCCTTAACATTATATCCACTACGTCTTGTATTGAATAATAACATACCGGATGGAGATGTAGTTGCACTTGGTGCATCTATGTCTAAGTAATTGCTACTTAACAATGATTTGATCGTTGGGATCGGGTCATCTGCTGGGTTAGTATCACCGTTAGTTGCCCAACGTGCGTCAGCAAATAATATACCAGTTGAACTTGTTTGATCAGCATTGTCAATCAATACCCATTTATCTTCAAAAGACCCGGATGAACCGGTTCGTTGCCAACGTCTGATAATAGGATACATTTCTAAATCACTTGTATCAATCCACAAATCACCGTATACTAGAGCAGTACCGTCGCTTTGTAATGTAGGCTCACTTGCACTAACAATAGGACCATTTGGATCTGTAAGATTTGTTCCACTAGGTAGTGGGAATCCATTAGAACCGTATGAGCGATTTTTGTAACCATACCAAGAACCATTGTAGTTAACCATAATATCTACTTGATCTACTACACTATAGAACCAGTTTGTATTATTAGCAGGAACTGCTACTGGAGCACCTTCATTTGCGGTATAATCAAACGGTACCCAATTACTAATTTGTGTTGTTGGTAACAACGCTGGTGTACCATCGTAGTATGTACATGCTAATACATTACCTGAACCATTAACAGAAGTAATAATTACTTGCAAATCGTTAGTACCGTCTACTCCGCCCAAAGTTGAACCTAAGAATGTTACTATCTCACCTACAACATATCCGCTACCGGTAGCATCGAATGCAGTTGCGTTGACACTATAAAAACCATATGGACTTACAACGATCGGGCTGAAATTAATACCAGCACCCGTTGTAGAATCTTGAGTAGGATTAAAAATAACAAAAGTTGTAGTGCCGCGTTTTACTGTAGGGCTACTTGTTGAATCAAATAAAAACCCTGCTTCTGTCATTATACCAGTTGATGTGCCGTAGTCTGCTTCTCCAGTATCACGTTGAGCATCATCAACTAATATTACACCGCCTGCGGTATGCTGAAGTTGAATGGCCCCGTTTGCAGTAACTGACGCACTTGTATTAGGTATATTTGCCGCTGCCCATGCAGTAACAAAGCCTGTTGCGTCAGAATCATTGGGAAGAGTTACTGTATATGCATTTGATAAATTAATTGATCCCGGAACAGATACATACACATTAAAGTAATAATTAGCACCGTCGGGTGCCATATCAAACATGGGTGCTGTGTTTTCTCCAATAGCTATAGTAGCGCCAGTTGACAATCTTTCCCATAAGAAAACAGGTGATGCCTCATATCTAGCAAATCCAGCACTAGTGCCGTTAAAATTATATTGACCATATACTGTTCCTGCAGGAATAGTTTTTCCGCCTGAACTATCTAAACTAGCACATGCGTTCCAATCAGAAATTGCTAAAGAAACATTTTTAGTTTTCCAACTTGCGGTTAAGGTACTATATTGAGATACTACTGGATTTAACCCGTTACCGGCTGAACCCATTTTAACCCATGTTGAACCAGTTGGAGCGGGGTAAGTCTGCCCTGTGCCCCATAATGGCATTTGAGAAGAAGTAGAAAATACTACTGAAGGTTGTTGATAATTTCCAGCAGTAATACCCAAACCAGTTAATAGGCCTGCTGTACCGGAACTAATACTAATATATCTATTGTCATTAAATGACACATTTCGAGAAAATATTACTAATCTATTTTGTACTACTGCTGCTGTCAAGTAAGTCCATCCTAATGCTATGATAGAGGATGCTACATCATTAACATCATCTCCGCCGGCGATAGTAATAGTAGCACTATTTGTGCTGCTTATACCAATAGTAAACGTACCGGGAACTATTGTTGGACTGGCCTTGCCTTGTATTGTGGGTACTGCTGATAACCATTCATAGCTACCAACTTCTACCCAAGTATTAAGTATGGTTTTGAAAAATAATTGTTTCTGTGAAGAATCTGTTGGCCAGTCATAATTTTGATTTGCATAAATTGCATATTGACCGATGTTTCCAATAGAATCTATTGGAAATTTAGCACTCATATATGCGTCATCGGTTATAACTATTGGGGTTTGCTGAATGTAGGCTTGTGTAGTAGCATTCCATACATAAATTCCCCATGTACTGTTGGTAGTATCTAACCACCATGTACCATCAGCCGGTTGACCTACTGGTCTTCCTGTTTGACCAACTAAACTTGCCAAGTCAATATCTGCACGTAGCACATAGCAACGATTTGATACACCCAATGCAGAATATGCTGCCAATAAACCGTATTCATTAAGTTCGTATCCTTGAATCGGAGTACCAGTGGATGTTGTGTAGAAGAACGGTGTACCATAAAGAGTAACAAGATCACGTTGACTTGTAACTTGATATAATTTACCTGCATTTGCTGCTGTTGTAGCTGTCGCTACACCGGTACCTGTAGGATTAGCTTTGTTTTGTGCTGTAGCTAATACAACAAGAGGAACTGTACCTATTGGGGCTGGAAGATATTGACTTTGGTCAATGATTGTAACTTCTACGCCGGGTGATGTTAATGCCATTTTATTTTTCCTTTATGTAAGATTATGAGGTTTACAACCTAATTGCATAATATTATTTATGAATAAATTGAAAAAACACTGGTTTACCGTGCCTTCGAAGGTTAGATTAATAAATATAAGATGATCCTACAAAGACCTATATGCCAACAATGTAACAAAAATCACACCGCTATAAATTATAAGCGTGAGGGAATTACACATTACCGTCGTATATGTGATGAATGTGGTCGTAAGAAACAAAAATTAAAACCACGCAAAGCTAATTGGATCACTAGTGGTTATAAGAAAAAAACCACATGTGATTTATGTGGTTTTAAAAGTCTATTCCCATCACAGATAACTGTGTTTCATATTGATGGGAATTTAGAACACATTGAACATACTAATTTACGTAGCATATGTTTAAATTGTGTAGAGGTAGTTAAGAAGAAAGAAGTTACTTGGCGTCGAGGTGATTTGCAGGTTGATTACTAATTATATCATACATAGTATGATGTAGTTCATCAATGGTATCGTTATTCTCTACCATATAATCATATTCCAATCCTACACTACTATACTCACTGGCATGAATTTTTAGTTTATCTAACTTCCTCTTGCTCAATGCCCAAGAAGCATTACCATTTGGCCCTTTATTGTATGATATTGCTGAATCATACCATTCAGGATCAGGGCCGCGGTGTACTCTAATAGCTATTCCACCTGCATTTCTAATAGCAGTTACTTCATTAGAAAATCTACAGTCCGTAATTACAATATCTTCTGTGGAGTTTAATAATTTGTGTTCTACACTAGCTACCCAGATATCATTATGAAAATGATTACGACAAACATCTGTGCCCCAATATTGTAGTATCCATCTTGGCGTAATCTCTATTCCCAAACGATTGCTCCACCATTCGTCTTTTTGCTCACGCCAAACTCGGCTAGCTTTTGTAGTGCCTTCTAGATATTCACGATTCCATCCAAAGATTACTGCTATTGCATCTTTAAGACTGGATGCAAAGCTGATTCGTTTAAACCCGTGATGTGTGGTAAGATAGTCTGCAATTGTGTCTTTACCCGAACCAATTAATCCCGTAATTCCGATAATCATATATGAAAATGCTCCTGAAGTACTTATTATACTACAGGAGCAAGACAAAATAAAGTTTTTAGGTTACTATTTATTTTCTAAAAAAGGAATCATTTCAGGAAATATTTCACGATAATTGTTATTTCTTTGTATATCTAGTTTCTCTAAATAGTTTAACATTAGGAAGGTATGATTGTCTATTTCTAAATTAGAAAACATTTTAGAAACAACATGCGACTTCCCGTATTTTTTAAGAATGACTTCTCTTAGTTTAATTGGAGTTTTTGCTAAATCTAACATACCCCTGGCTCTATTTGGAACGGTTGCTCTTTTGGCATCAAATTTAGTAAGTTTAAATTTCAATATGTTAGCTTCTATCCACTGTTCTACGTCATCATAGTAATAAGCGTTTAATGGATTGAGAGTTGGTAAAAATGTCATTTTTAATCTAGGTAAATCTAAATTCTGAACATAATTTAAAGTATCCTCAACTTTAGCCCATTTTAAAGGATATCGAATATATTCAAATTTTTGCCCTATGGCATCTAAACTTACACTATAATAAATTATTTTAACTTCAGCCAATAAAGCAATTAACTCATTACTAGGCCTTATACTACCGTTTGTTTGAAAATGAACTGTTATTTCTCTCAAACTTCCTTGAACTTTTTTTAATTCTTTTAAAAATTCAATTGGAACTTTAGATTCAAATGGCTCACCTCCCAAAAAACTTATGCTTTTAATATAATTAAACGAAAATTTATTTTTTATTATTTTAAACCATTCTAATGGGTCAACTAACTCATCATAGATTTCTTGTGATTTGATGCCTAATTTAATTTCTTGGCGCAGCCAAGTTGTAGAATGATGAGAGGCGCACATAATACAGGCAGCATTACATGTAGTGTCAATTGTTACTTCCATCCATCCGGGAACATCGGTTGGTATAACTGCATTTTTTATTTCATCAAAAGACCTAAGTCTAGGGCTGTGTTCGCCGTAAACACCGCTTTCTTCAATTTGCTGACATGCACTACATTCGGGTACCCAATTATTAATAGCACTTATTTCTGCCTTTTGAGCATCAAAATTTGGATTATTAATTATAGATATTTCTTTAGTAAACCAACAACAGGGAGCATATGTGAGAGTAGTTCCTGTACTTTTTATTCTATACCCATTACTTAAAAATCTGCAAAAATCATTCGCCACGTATTATCCTTGGATCCATGTTAATGGTTGACTATAATCAACATAATTTTTTAACTCAGTTATCAAAGTTTCTTGTAGGGCTTTTGCCTCAGCCTTCATTGCAGTACCGTTCAATGTTGTGCCGCCGCCGGGCCCTGCAATAGTACTAAATTTCTCACGCGCCTCACCAATAATAGATTTTAATGTAGCAAGTGTGTAATCACCTATCCAAGGCCCCACGCCCGGATCTTGCAACAGTTCTACAACCGGTCGTTGTACATCTGCCCAAACTAGAATACGTTCCCCTGTACCCTTAAAATCACGCACAACTCTTAATACTTTAGTTACCGGATTAAAAGTGTAATTTACATAACCACCAAACATACGTGCGGCTAACTCAACATATCCTGCATAGAAATCATATGTTGCCATACCTCCGGTATAGTTATAGTTAAGCAAATATGTATTAAGAATAGCACTAGAGAAGGGATCAAAACTAGAAGAACTTGGTCCGGTTTCTAAACCAACTGTTCTACGGAATAAACTTCTGACATTAATAAACTCTTGAGGTAATGTATACTCAGATACATTCTTAACTACCGTCATTAATGTGTATGATTCTACTGTAGCATTCTGTGCCCGTTGACGATATACTCTAACTGCATAATTAAATGCAGCATCATAATGTTGAGGATCTAATTCAAGGTCAATAATATCGCCGCCCAAACGTAGGCGAAGATTGTTAAAAAGTCCTTCTTTTAATTCATCTAATGTTAAATTTGTCGGGGTAGTTAATATATCTGCTGCCATGGTTGTTTCCTAATAATATTATTTATCAGGAAATTATAGATCACCATCTTTACGATTTTCGCTGTAAAATGCGTCAAACTGTCCGCCGGGATAGCGATTCTCTAGCTTACGCACATTCTCAGCAATCACATCATTGGGGTCAAGATTCAATGCACGACATGCATTAATCCAGTACCACATGATGTCACCAAGTTCACGTTTCATATGAAAAACATTATCGTCAGTCAATGCTTTACCTTGAAAAAGTATCTTCTTGGGCACTTCAATAAATTCACCGCTTTCTGCTGCTAATCCAAAACATGCTGTAATTAGTAATGGAATATTAACATCAGGTCCAAATTTCATCAGATTGTCTGCTGTATCTAGTTCGTAGTTAGCATCTAACCTATCTATCGTATCATGGAATGTAGTTAAGTCATTACTTGCTTGACTAGTAACAGCTTCTACAAAATCTTTGTATTTGTTTAAATCAATGTTGTTCATATTTTTCCTTTATTAATGATATGATAGTTTTACTTACTTCTATTTGTGTTTTGGGGCCGGCATGATGACCGTCAACAGCTTTATCTATCTCTAATGATAGTATATTAAATGGATTAAGTGGAATATTAAACCACTTTAATTTAGAACGTGTTACTATATTAATACGTGATATTTCTATCTCATGCATGTAATGAAGATACTTAAGTTTTTTATGCCTAAAAAACATATCAGCATGGTGAATATGAAATAAACTTCTAATAAGGGTATCATACTCATTATGAAGCATGTAATAATCTTTATTATTAGATGTTTTTACTTCAGGGAAACTAGGGCCTAATTGCTGATTAAAAGTAACTCCAAATAACATATCTCTCGGTGTATATGTCCATTGAATTACAACTAAGTCGGTTTCTATAAAATCAAAGGCTAAAATTCTGGAAAGAATTTCTATGTTAGAAGCGGCCGGCTTACCCATATTAATGACTTCCTTATCAAACTCTTGACCTAATAATTGTGGCCAGGCAAATTTACTAGGAGTAGGTCCGGGCTGACATGACGGTAACAAGTAACAATCGGCTAATCCATGTCCATATGTATGCGAACAGCCGAATGTTACTATCCTTTTAAAGGGCACTTGAGACAAGTTAAAATGCTTTCAATATAATCATATTCTCATTGAATCTGCCGTTCGGTACTGCACCGACTGCTTTGATATCCTTGAAATACTTACGTGCTGCCGGCTTACTACCCATCACTTCTTTAAGTTGCTCGCCGGGCTTACGTAATGTTTTCATCTCACTGGTATTTGCATCAAACCCTAGCAATGTGTTACCTTTAACACTAAACACTTTGCTATACTCGTCGGCAATATAGTGATGCAATTTGCGCTTACCTGTATCGTAAACCCATGCTTCACTTGCTCCATGTAATTTGATTGGATGAACACTAATCAAATCAATTTTAGCCGCAACATCCTTAAACAACTTCAAGTATTTAAGTTTAGCAACAATCTTTTCTACAGGTACTGCTTTGCGCTTACGCGGAGCCTTGCTTGCTTTCTTAATGCTAATATAACTATTCAAGTCACCTAGTACACCGTCGATGAATTTTAGAATATTACGAATTTGAATCTTACCTAGAAACGCATAACCCTCTTTCAATGACTCGTCGCCGTCACTTAGCCTTTGAAATTCATCTTGCTTACGTTTCCAAATATCAACAATAATATGAATATGTTGAGGCATAACATTGTATCTTGCAACAATGTCAACTGTTTTGTCTGACGCTTTACCAGTAGTAACAAAATCGTCAATCATCCCTTCCATTTCGCCGGCTGCATCACGCGCCTTTTCTTTCAGAATTTCCTGAATGTTGGGACGATTAGAAACAGTTTCTTCTTTTACAATACTAGTGGCGCTAGTTTTTACCTCAGTTTCTGTCAATGACCTGATTAGTCGGGTAATATCATTTTGAAGTGTAAGTTCTTCATGCTCAGTCAATTCTAACCCGCGCAAAGTCATACGTGCAATCCAACACAATGTAATAATAAATTCGCTTTCATGGACCTTACGAACCAGTTTTGCTTCATCGGTTCGTTTATTGAAATCCAAGTATTGACACATCAACTCTTTTGCATCTTTTTTAGAATAGAACCGTGTGTACCAAGTAAAACTGCGAGCCAATGCTGAAAATCGTGACTCAGGATCAGGTTGAATTGGGAACATGGGTTCTTCACCCATATATTTTGTATCTGCGTCTCGGGGATTAAGTGACTTAACCCCAATCGTGTCAGCTAGATTCTTTTTCGTTTTAGTAACCATTTTAGCTCCAAAGTAACAGTAATATGTGTATTATATATCATAATCCATTTAATGTCAAGCCTTTACCGATAAATACTGTATGCCAAGATTATCCCTATACCGCCCCAATAAACAAAATGATTACAACTTTTTGGATAGAACTGTATCCGAAATGCTTACGGTTGGGGGGACAGACCTATATGTTCACAAGTATTTAGGCCCGAGTAATCAAGGACCTAGTCCGGATTATACACAACCTGAATACGCTACTGTCAGTCCTACTAATATACAGGATTTGTTATTTCTTGAAAATAGAGATAGGTCATATGATCCTAATATTTATAGAATTCGTGGCCATTACAATGTACAAAACTTAGACTTTGATTTAAGTCAATTTGGTTTGTTCTTACAGAATGATATATTGTTCATCACTATACATTACAACAACATGATTGATCTAATGGGTCGCAAGTTAATGGTAGGTGATGTTATTGAATTGCCACATTTACTTGATTATAATCCTTTAAAGGAAACTATACCCGTAGCATTAAAACGTTTCTATCAAATTACTGATGCTAACTTTGCTAGTGAGGGTTTTAGTCAAACGTGGTATCCGCACTTGTGGCGTATAAAATGTGAGAAATTAGTAGACAGCCAAGAGTTTAGTCAAATCTTACAAGAGCCAATTAATCAGGATAATTATTTAGGTTTATGGGATAAAGATAAAACATATCCACCTGGCTATATCATAAGTTTTGGCGACAAGAATTATGAATCTATTACTGATGTGCCAATTGGTGTATCACCGCCCAATCCAACATATTGGAAACTAAGTGATGAACAAAATCTAAAAGATATTCTTTCTACTTACAATACAAACATTGAAATCAACAATGCTCAATTAAATGAGGCACAACGATTACTACCTAAAGCAGGTTACGACCGTAGTAAATTATATATTGTACCCACATATGGTGAATATTCTAGTGATGGCGTTAAATCAGGAAAGAACAATCAACCTGCTCCCCCTGTAAATGTACTCACTAATTCTCAAGGTGCACCTAGTACTACTGTAACCGGTACTGTCCAGATGGTCAGTAATCCTAATTATAGAAGGGCTAGTCCTGTAATTAGATTATCTAAGGTAGCGACTAAAAGTATTTGGGATATGACTGTAGATGCATTTGGTATAAATCAAGTAGAACCATTACAAACATTCTCAACTACTATATTAAGACTAGTTGAACTTCCGCCTGATCTAACAGACACTGGCTCAGGCGCAGTTAGCGGTACCTTAGCATTGTCTGCTGAATCAATGGGTGTTATTACTGGACCATACGGTACTGCCGATAACACATATGCAACGGCTGATGCTAATCCAGAAGCACCGGGATTCACCGGAGATATAACACAACAAATGGACTGGAGAGCAGACTGTGATCCTGCATTCCAGTTTATAGCAAGAGCAAGCCCGAGAAGTTTTGGTTATACAACTGGATACTTAGATGGCACAGGTGAGGCACCTAACGGTGAACCAACTGGCGCTGGTATAAGTTTCCCTCAAAATCCACAAGTTGGTGATTACTTCTTACGCATTGATTACTTCCCGCAATTGTTATATCGTTGGGATGGCGCATTGTGGGTAAGAATATCTAAGAACGTCAGAACAGAAACAGGCATGACTCTCGCGGATAAATCTCAATTGTCAGGCTTTATAAATAATGACGCGGTTATATTTAATAACAATACAGATCAGATAATTCCACAGAAACAACCATTGGCATCTATATTACAGATAGCACCAGACAATTTACCACCAAGACTATAAACACATGGCACAATTTTTTTATGACAATCAAATACGCAGATTTTTAATACAGTTTGCAAAAATCTTTAGCAATTGGTATGTTACTAAAGGTAAAGATCCTAACGGACATGATATACTTGTGCGGGTGCCTATCATGTACGGTGATCAAAGTCGTCAAGCTGCAACTGTTATTGCAAATAATAGTGCAAGCAATTTACCTAGCGCACCAATAATAACATATTATATAACTGGGTTAGAATACGATCAAAAACGTACACAAGATCCTACATTTATTGATAAGATAAATGTTCGACAGCGTACATTCAATCAAGAAACACAGCAGTATGAAAATACTCAGGGACAGGCATTTACTGTTGAAAGATTAATGCCAGTTCCCTATACATTACGTGTTACTGTAGATTTTTGGACTACTAATTATAATCAAAAATTGGAATTGATTGAACAGTTAGGTACGTTGTTTAATCCTGCAATGGAAATACAAAGTACAGATAACTTTATTGACTGGACTTCATTAAGTGTAGTGTTTCAAGATGGATTAACTTTCACCAGTAGAAGTATCCCAGTTGGTACTCAAAATCCCATAGACATAATGACATGGAAGTTTTATATGCCTATATGGATTAGTACTGCAAGCAAGTTGAAGAAGATGGGTGTTATTGAGAAGATCATTGCAAGTATATTTAAAGGTACTGCACTCCAAGATATACAGAATGATGACTTATTATTAGGAACACGCCAAAAGATAACTCCTTACGGATATAAATTATTATTATTAGGCAATACGTTGCAATTGTTGCCTGCTAATGAAGCATTTAATCCTCCCAATGCAGCAGTAGCAATACCTTCTCCGCCCGATACATCATTGTATTGGTCTAGCTTATTGAATGTGTACGGAAAAGTTAAACCCGGCATCAGTCAAATATGGTTACAAAATCCATACATGGATACTGACATTGTAGGCACAATTGTCCCCGACCCAATTGATGATAGATTATTAATTTATAACATTGATACTGATACTCTACCACAAAATACATTAGATCCTGTTGAAAGTATTATTAACCCGTTAGTAACGGGACCTAATGCTGGGTTGCCAGGTCCTATTAATGGTCGCAGATATTTGATAGTAGAAGCAATTGGATCACCCGGGGATACAACTATTGCATGGGGTGATTTAGTAGCACGAGCAAACGATATTATTCAATTTGATTCCAGTACAATGCAATGGAGTGTTGCATTTGATGCTATTGCAGCCACTAGTGTAGAGTATGTTACAAACCTAACGACCAGTGTTCAATATCGTTATGACCCTGCACAAGCTGCATGGATGAAATCATATGAAGGATGGTATGACCAAGGAGATTATTCTATCGTCATCTAATTTGTGATAAATTATAGTATGAGTATATCGGCCGGAGTCTTTTTTCACAGTACAAAAACAGATAGATTTTTATATCTATTACGTACTGATTCCAAGAACCCTGGAAACTGGGGTATACCCGGTGGCAAAATAGAAGATAATGAAACTCTACTTGAAGGTATTGAACGTGAATGTATGGAAGAAATTGGATATTGGCCTGTTGATCCTAAGTTAATACCTATTCAAAAATTTGTTAATAATACGTTCACATATCATACATTCTTTTGTGAAGTAACAGATGAGTTTGTTCCAATATTAAATGAAGAACATTGTGGATATGCGTGGGTAGGTGATAGTCAATATCCTAAACCATTGCATCCTGGATTGTTTAGTACTGTCAATATTGATGTGGTGCAAGAAAAACTAAATGCATTAACGAAAAAAGAGACCTAGGTCTCTTTTTTTATTTTAGCAATGATGCCACTGTATTGAATCCCAGTGAGCCGACTATTACACCTGCTCCCATCATCATCCAGCGCCATTTTTCTAATACTGAAATCTTACTGGCTAATTCGCTATGCTCTTTAACGTCTTGTTCACGCATAGACTTTAACATTTGTCTAGTTTCTTCTGCGTTAGCATCAAGCGCATCGTGTATAGACTTCAAATCCACTTTAAGTTCACCGATCTTTTCTTCGATGTTTTTAACTTGGACTTGAAGTACAGCAATTTCAGTTTCAGGTTGCATTTTGACTGGCTTACTTGCTGCGGTTGCCATGATTATGCGCTTGCAATCGTTACGATTGGGTAAGGCTGTCCGTTAGCTGCATTTGCAGTTGCGGCTGAATTAAATGATGCTATGATAGGAGCAGCATTAATAAAGCCATTAGCACCAGTTGGTTGTCCTGGAAGAACAATATTACCTGTTGCTATTGGACCAGAATCACTAGTAAATAATCCACCTTGGTGATCGGTTAAAGTCTGAACTAATTGAGTAGCACTATTAGCATATGTAGCAATGACACTCATTGTGTTTGGTGTTAATGCTGCATTAGAAACATTAGCCATTAAACATTGTGATGTTAACCCGCTTGTACTACCTGTTACTAGATACTTCTGTTTACCTTTTTGACGAACAATATAACCTGCTTCATCATTTGCATAAACAAATGCTGCGTTGCTAAATGTGATTGGGCAGTTAGCAGTTAACACTACACGATTGTGAATAGCATTACCAGTAACGCTTGCATTAGATGTAATAGCTTGTGGTTCACCACCTTGTGTAGCAGAAACAGTAAATGCAGTTGCATTAGCTACAGTTTTAACAAAATATGTTGCACCTGAAGTTAAACCACCAAAACTTGCATCAAATGTAAGTGGCATATCTAATTCTAATGTTTGAGCATTACCTGATGTTCTAATAACATTACCTGTTGCTGTTGTATTAGCAACCGCTACAGTAATATTACCGTGAGTTGAACTAGCAAAACCAATATCTGTAAAGTTAGTAGAGCCGTTGATATTTGCAACAGCAACTTGAAGTGCTGCACCTGTAGCTAAATTAGCGAAATCAGTACCTACTCCAAA